AACCACGGCTTTACGCCGTATTCCCAGAACCGGGCAGTGCTGTCGGAGATCTGCGCGAAGACAGGTCCGACTCCGGTGTCCATCAGATCGTGGAAGCGTTCCGCCAGGGCTCGGAGTCCGAATTTGAACACCTCAAGGATCGGGCTGACCTTGTTGCGCCACAGCCAGACCATGCCGTCGCCGAGCCAGCTGAGCACTGGCTGTACGTAAGTGAGCCACAGCTCGTAGAACTTGTCGCCGAGGTAGCCCAGCCCTCGTTTGATCTGCTCCCAGACGGGGCTGAGGTAGTTCTGCCAGAGGGCGACTGCCTTGTCGCCGATCCACGAGAAGATCGGGCTGAAGATGTTCTCCCACAGCCAGGTGACCACCGCAGCTAGCAACTTGAAGGCGATGATCAGCGGCGCGAGGACGACGACGGCGACGATCGCGAAGAGAACCTTGGCGGCTCCCCAGATGAATCTGAAGGCGGGGCCGATGGCGTGCTCCCACAGCCACATGGCGATCTCGCCCAGGAACTTCAGGCCGGTCCAGATCGCCGAGAGGATGGGCTGCAGGATGGACCAGACCCATTTGGCGCCCGCCTGGATGCCCTGCCAGGCGGCGTCGACCACCTGGTGGAACCAGGTCCAGTGCTTGTAGGCGTAGATGACGGCGGCAACCAGAGCGATGATGCCGGTGATGATCAGGACGACGGGGTTGGCGTTCATCGCGAGGTTGAATGCGATCACCGCGAGGGTCCACAACTTCGTCGCCACCCAGGCCGCGTACATGAGCTGGACGAGCCACGGCACGGTTTCAGCGATCGATGCGATGGCCCTGGCCATGGCGCCCAGGGCCGTCAGGACAGGGCCGGACAGGGGAGAGGCCGCCCGCGAGACTTCAAAGAGGGCGGAGCTGATGCCCTTGATGGCCTCGGCGAGAATCGGCGCGGTCGTGGAGGAGTACGACAGGAACTGCTCGAACTTCTCGCTTCCCTTGAGGCTGGTGGCCCAGGACGCCCACCGGCCGGTGATCGCCTGCATCCGGTCCGAGATGGAGTCCATGTGCGGCAGGAAGGCGTCGACGACACCGGCGATGAGTTTGAAGACGTTGCCGAAGGCGATTCCCAGACCGACTATGGCGGGGGTTATGCCCGTCGCAAGGTCCGTTTTGAAGGACTGCCACCAGGGCGACTTGAAGCCGGCAGACACCCTGTCCTGCAGCATTTCGATCGCCTTTACGGCAGCCAGGACGAAAGGCGTCAGGCCCGGAAGCGAATCTCGGAGGCCGTTGATGGCCCGAGTGAAGAGTGGCATGACCTGCGGCTGCAGGGACTCCGACCAGCCCTTGAACGCGGTCCGCAGGCTCTGGAAGGCGTCGAAGGTCCCGCGTGCCGCCGGGGTCAGCTTGTCCAGCGCCGCCTGGTACCTGGCCTGAGCGAGGGCAGCCTGATCCACGCCTCCGGCCGCCGACATCGACGCGGAGGCTATCTGGCGCTGAGCGGAAGCGATCGAGTCGGCGGCCTGTGCCTGAACCCGGGCCGCGTTCTCCTGCGCTTTCACGACCTGCTGCTGAGCGTCCGCGACACCGCGGGCGCGGTCGGCTACCTTCTGCTGCGCGTCCGCGAGGCGGCTCTGCGCCTGGCGGACAGTGTCGGTTCCCTCCACCCCGGTCTTCGCCGCGGACGCCTGCTCCTCGGACAGACGCTTCGTCTCGGTCGCCTGCTCCTTCAGGCGCTGGGTCGCCTGGTCAACCGCCAGGGCCGCCCGGTCTCTCTCGAGCTGGGTGGACCTCGGGTCGGCCTCAACCTCTCGTCGGCGCTGCAGGGCCTCTGTCAGAGACAGTTCGGCCTCGCGGCGACTCAACTGCGCGTCGGCATACCGATTAGCGAGGTCTTCAAGCTGTCGCGCTGCCTCCTGCCGGGCCTGCACGAGGTCGAGCTGCGCCTGCCGTGCGTCCTTCTGGGCGTCGGCAAGCTGCCGTTCGGCGTCCCCGACGCTGCGGGCAGCCTGCCGGATCTGATCCTGCGCCGATGCGATCTGAGAGGCCGCGTTGCGCTGCGCAGATGCCAGAGCCTGCTGGGCACCGGCCATCTGCAACGCCCTGGATGCGGCCTGCTGCCCTGCCTGCGCCCCCTGAGCGGATGCTGATGTCGCCGCCTCCTGCGCAGCTTTCTGCGCCTGCAGGGCTCCAGCGATTCCGATGAACGCCGGCACGGCGACGGCCGCCAACGCACCCACGCCTACCGACGCGGCAACGGCGGCCGAGGTGATGGCGCCGATGCCTGCGGCGAGGATAGGCACGGCAGGGATGACGGCGAGGCCGCCAAGAGCGATGGTCAGGTGCAGGACGGCGGACAAGGCCCCCGAAGTGTCAACATCGACACGGGCGCGCTTGCCGTCCACCGCGTCGATCTCGGCTCGGACCAAGGCCAGCTGAGCCTGCGCGGCAGCAGTGTCGGCTCGCACCTGCACATTCGGGTGGCGAGAACCCAGGCGCTCCAGCTCGGCCTCAATGAGCTGGATCTCGGCCTTGGCGGCCGTAGCCTCGATATCGATACCGATCCGCTTGCCGGCGAGTGACTCCATGCGCACCCGCAGCGCCTGGAGGTCGGCGTCCGCTTCGCTCGTACTGGCGTCGATGCGGATCTTCGGGAGGCTGCGGAATGCCGCCTCCAGCTTCGCCTTCAGGGAGCGACTGAAGGCGCCGCCTGTCTCCTCGCCTTCCCGGGCGGCAGACGCGCGAGCCTCCCGGCCTCCCTGAACGATGCCCGTGCGCAGAGCGCCGCGGATTTCCGCCACGATGCGCGAGGCGATCTGCCGGCCGATCTGAGAGCCGATCGACAGGCCGACCGCGCCCACCTCGCGCTGCATGGCCGGCCCGAAGGACCGGCCGGCAGCCTCGCCGGCGTCCTCTCCGGCGCGCGTCGCCGCCGGCACGAGGCCGGACCGCAGACGGGCGTAGATGCCGGACGTATTCGGGATGACGTCGACCTCGACCGACCCGACGGTGATCGCCACGAGAGCCTCCTCTCGCGCGCGTCAGGCCGCGCCCCCGTTGATGAGCTGGAAAAGGATTTCGGCGCCGTCGTCGGTCAGTTTCCGTCGGACCTCGGGCGGCTTGGCGCCTGGTCGGCGCAGTGGTTCAGGTGGCTCTGGCCGACGTGCCTTGCTGTCGAGGTTGCTGCAGATCAGGACGTGCTCTACGCGCCTGACGGCGTCCACGAGGGAGGCCAGGAGGAGTTCCTGTTGCGACCAGCTGGCCCGCTCGGGTTCGCCGTGGTCGGCCTGGGCCGCCAGTTCCGCGTCGGACAGCTCGTTGCGCAAAGCCGTCATGGTGGCGGACTCGGCAGGCAGGTGCTGGATGAGCACCCGCAGACGACGCGAGGTCATCTCCCCGCGGTGGTAGGCGGCCAGCTGGTCGGCGTCCCGCGGGTAGTAGCGGGCCAGGTCGGCCTCTAGCGCTTCTGCGTGCGCCTCTGCGACCGATTGGGTCCACTGGACTTTCCCACCGGCTCCCCAGCGGCGCTGCCCGCCTCCTCGAGGAACGCGTTGAGCTCGTCGTTGGTCGGGTCGAGCTCCACGTAGAGGTCGTAGGAGGAAGGGCTGAGGACATCCTCGAAGAAGGCGTCCATGTCGCCCGCCTTGAGCAGGCGCATCGAGCTCTGCCTCCATGCGCCGGACGGGATGAGCTCAACAGGCTTCCCGCACAGGTCGGCAGTGATGTAGTGGCCGAGGGCCTCGGTCTCCTGGGCGTCGGCCGGGCTGGCGGTGGTGTCGTCGGTCATGGCGCGGTCCTTTCGTCAGGCGCGGTCGCGGGGTGGTGTGTAGGCGGGCGGGCCGAGACCGCGCCAGGTCGGCCCGCCCGCCAGTCGGGGGTCAGGACCCGGTGTAGGCCGGCGTGACCGGCACCATGTCGGAGTGGTAGACGGTGTTGCCTGCCGCGTCCGGGTATGCCGTGATCGTCCACTCGAAGCCGGCCATCTGGTCCTGCTTGTGGGTGACGTCGGAGCGGTCGGAGATCTCTCCCTGGGGGACGTAGAAGCCCCGGCTGATGCTGCCGTCGAGGATGATGAACCAGAACGCCCGGCGGTCAGGGGTCGGTGACGCGGTCTCCGCGAACGTCGTCTTGCCGCTGACCGGCGCCAGGTCTGCGATCGGGATGCGGTACTGAAGGGACTGCACGGTGGTGCGAGCGGTCTCCCACACGGTGAGCTTGAAGGTGCGCAGGCTCTTGGTGATCTGCGTGCGGAACGGGCTGGTGAAGCCCCAGGGGGTGTACTCCTGGGACTCCTCGTCAAAGCCCTGGACGAGACCGTCGTCGGAGATGGCGCCGAGCGGCAGCCATGGAGAGAGCGGCTGGGTCAGGGGGCTGGCGGGGGCGGCGGTGCCGAGGTCCGCGACCCAGCCGCCGCCGTTGGCGCCGACCTGCGCGAGGTCCGCGGCGCGGGTGATGTTGACCATGAGGGTCTCCTACATGCGAAGACCCCGCCTGCGGACGGGGTCGGGACAGGGTCCGGCGCGGTCCCATCGGCCGGTCAGGAGACCGGATGGCTGTATATCTCGTAGGCGGCCCCGACGCGTCGGAGCCCCGTGTTCTCGTAGGGGCGCGCCGCTGGGGCGGTCACGGTGGAGACGCGGCCGATGACTGCGCCACCGGTGGTCGAGCCCGGCAGTTCGGTCAAGAGCAGGCCGCGGATCTGGCCGGCCAGGGTGGTGGCCGACTGCCGTGTTGCGGCGTAGACGTTGATGTCGATGAACGCCTGATCAACGCGGAAGCCGTCGTCGCCGCCGAGCGGCATGCGTTCGACCTGAACGGTGGGCAGCTCTTCGAGCAGCTGGTTGTCGAGCTCGTCGCGGACGACTGTTCCGCTGCCGAGTTTGTCCTGGAGCCACTGGATGAGCAGTAGCTCCACGTCGACCGAGCCGACGGCGCTCATCGGCCACCGGCTATGGCGGCACGAAGGAGCACGTGGTGGGCGTGTACGCGCTCGGTGCCGTACTCAACCCATCGGGCGTAGTAGACCCGGTTGCCGACTACCCCCACCGGACGCTTCTTGCGGGAGCGGCCGATGGCTTTGCGGTCGACCCGGACGTACCAGGACGCCTTGTACTGTCCTGGATGCAGGTCTCCGGGTCCTCCGACCGGCGAGATGGCCTCCGCGACGCCCTTGATGACTTCGGCACGGCGGAGCATCTCCCCGGCGATCATGGGTGAGTTCAGAAGCTGCCCGACACCTCTGGTGGACATCTTGAAGCGTGCTGTCGCCACAGCTCACCCCCTATCCGGATACTCGGTCGGCGGCGAACTGGACGGGGCCGGCCGAGCCGCTGAGGGGGTTGCGTCCCCAGTTGCCCGGCTCGCCGGTGATGCCGCAGAGGGTGCCGCGGATGCGGACTTGATCGGTGGTGCGGATGTCCGTCCCGGGTGGCGCGTACACGGTCCAGCCGACGATGACCGTGTCGCGGGCCTGCTGCATCTCGCCGCCGACCTGCGGGGATTCCTGCCGCGGTGCGACAACACAGCCTGCAATGGGCGTCTCCAGCAAGGGGCCGGGAATCGGCTGCCCCCGACTGTCACGCCCTGTAGACGGCCCGCGCCGCAACCTCATGACGATCTCCCCGTAGGGATACGGAGCGGGCACCTACACCCACCCCCAGCCTGGTTCGTACTCCATCCCCGGCCCATAGTCATCGTCGACAGGCCATGTCGGGGACGGGTCGGCCGACGAAGGGGTCGGGTCCACGGTGAAGGCGCCTCCGCGGCCGGCGAGAGCCTTCAGCGCCGCCTTGTCGGCCTTCGTCAGGTACAGACCGCCCGACCCGGAGGGCCGCTGGACAGACATCGGGCCGATCGTCTCGTAGGAGATGGCCTGAGGGTTGACGTAGGCGCGTGCCGCCGCCGACAGGACGACTGCGGTCGCCTGATCCGGGAGCGGCTTGACCACGGACTCACACAGGGCGACGGCCTGCTCGAGGAGCAGGTCCGCTCGGTCGCCGTTGATCTCCGGGAGGTCCAGGTACAGCCCAAGCTGCTCGGCTGTCGGGGGGATGAAGGTCATCGCAGCCTCCTAGGCCAGAGCCTCCACGGCTTCACACCAGGTGGCGAGATCGACGGCGGGATCCAGCTCGGCGGACCGCGCCCTGGCCCGCTTGGAAACGAGTCCGTACTCCGTCCGGGAGGTGAGGAGCTTGCGGATGGCCATCTCGTAGCCGTCGGCATCGTTTCGGTCGATGAAGACGCCGGCCTCGCCGAGCGACTCGCACAAGCCCGGGGTGGGGTGGGCGATGACGGGGATCCCCGACGCCATAGCCTCGACGCCAGCACGGCCCCACGACTCGTAGGACGACGGCATGAGCAGAATCTTGGTGCGCCGGTATACGGCGTCCCGCATCTCATGGCCGCACATGTGGTCGACGACTTCGACGTTCGGCAGGTCAGGGACGATCTGCTCACCGTAGGCGCCAACGACAGCGAGAAATTCCACGCCCGGCATACGGCGGGCCAGCTTCTCGAAGAGGCCGCCTCCCTTGTCCGCGTTCAGGTTCACAAGGGTGACCTTCGATCCGGCCTTCGTGCGGTACTCCTCGGCGAAGACCGGCGGCCGGACGATCACCTCGCTGGCGGGCCGGACGCCTTTCGGGTACTCGGCGAAGAACAGTTCGGCCTCGCGCCGCATCCACTGCGAGTTGTAGACCGCCAGCTCACAGCCGCCCGCCATCTCGCGGAAGCTCTGAGTGTGCGTGTTATGGCAGATGACGGCCAGTGGCTTGCCGTAGCCGCGGGCAAGGGCGCCGGCCGACGGCACGTTCTCCAGGTGTGAGACGACCACGTCGGCCTGCCGGATCGCCGAGCCGGCGTCCAGGCGGGACTGCAGCGGCACCACCGTGACGCCGTCCAGCTCGTAGTCGGTACTGTCCGCGGTGTAGCGGGACAGCCAGACCGAAACGTCATGGCCGCGCTCGACGAGCGCCCGCAGCATGGAGTGGGCCATCCACTCCGCTCCGGCGTTGTGGCGCGGCGGGTAGCCGTGCAGCCGGGCGACGATCCGCATCGGCGCCCGGCCACCCCCCACGCCCGGCATCAGGAGGAGCCGCCCGCTGCCAGGTACTTCACGAAGGCGTCGACGTCGCCGAGGACGAAGCCGTAGTACGCCTCCGCCAGCAGCAGCACCAGGTTCTCCTGGAAGGCCGAGTGCACGCCGCCGTCCTCGTCGATGTACGTCGCCTCACGACTGATCTTGACGGTGATGTCCATGCCGACGCCGTAGGCAGCCTGGGACCAGTCGCCGCCGATGCCGCGCAGGCCCGTGTCGACAGTTCCCGACTGACGGCGGAGCTTGCCGGAGACCGACCGCGAGTATGCGACCGGCTCACCGACGAGCGTGCCCGCCAGGGCGGCGCCAGTGCCGGGGACGGTGGTGTCGACGAAGATCGGGCGGCCGGTCGTGTCCGTCGCACCCAGCAGGGCCGGCTTCATGCGGTGGTCGAGGACCGTGCCGGTGTAGTCCCAGTCGTCATCGACGGTTTCCTTCATGCCCTTGACGATGTCCCCGTAGATCCCGCCGTTGGCCTGCGTGGTGCCACCGATCGTCACCGACTTGGTGGTCGCGGCCAGGTAGTCGGCGAAGGGACCGGTGGCACCCTTCATGGTCTTGCCGTGGACGGTGGCCCGGTCGAAGGCTCGGGCGAACGCGGTCGGGAGGTCCCGCTGGAGCTGGCCCCACAGGCCGGCGGCGTTGCTGTCGGCGACCTCCATGGCGACCGGGATGAGGACGGCGATCTTCTTGCCGGTCATCTGCTTGATGCTGACCCCGCCGGACGACAGCGGCTTGCGGCCGGCCTGTTCCACCCAGTCCGCGGTGGGCACGTCCAGCGGCACCGGGACAGCGGTGTTCGCGGTCATCGACAGCGGAACCCGCTTGGCCAGCGACATCACCGCGGACTGCTCGACGGACTTCTCGAAGATCGGGCCGACGAGCGTCTTGGGCAGAAAAGTGCTGTCGACATCCGACAGCTTGATCGGGTTGGTGTGAGCCATCGTGGGCTACCTCTCT